TGCCGTAGCGGAAGATTTTGATCTTGCCTTCGTTTTCCGGGTTCGCCGGATCGGAGACAACATACACGTTCGAGTAGTAACCCAACTTACGCTTCTGATTGCGAGCGATTTCTTCGTTCGCCTTGGACTTCGAAGCCCACAGTTCGTTGTTGAGTTCCGTAACCGGATCGTCGCGACCAATCGTGGTCAACGAGTTCTCAATGTACCACTTGCCGGTCGGACCCTTGAATCCGTGCGTATACAGCTTGACCCATGCATCATCTTCACCAGCCGGGGCCGGGAGAAAGCGGATCACTGCGGAACCGTTACCTGCTTTGTCCGTCTGGCACGACCAGAAGCGGTCGTCTTCTTTCTTGCCACTGGACTGCGATTCAAGCTTCTTCGTGAGGTCACTGAGGTCGCCACGTTGCTTGCGGAGTTCCGAGAATGATTTTGCCATTTTGTCTTCTACCTATTTCGATTGTTTGCGATTGTGTTTTCATTGGTTTTGCCTCATATAGTTGATCACGTACAGCTAGGGACTACTTACTGTTCTTCAAATTGTTCGTCCGTCCAGTCTTCTACTTCGTCTTCATCTTCTTCGACGGTGTAGATGTTGTGCTTATATTTAGTCACCTTCTCGGGTGACGGTTTAGCGCGGTGAATGCTTCGTTCTTCTGGACGAAAATGTCTTGTCTTACCCATCTTACTTCACTGATACCTTGACAAACGGCCACGATTCAATGCGCTTCTTATTGCTGGCGACATCGGTCATGACGGCTTCTAATTGCTTCTGCAACTTGGCGTGATCGCGTTGCATGTAGGCGATGGTTTCTTCCAGCGCCCGGATTCGTTCTTCATCAGGAGAACACAGATTCTCTGACACGTTTGTTGATGTTCCCATATGCTTCCAAATCAACATTGAGGAATGGGTCGTACTTGCGTGCAGTGCGAAGGATTCCCCGCGTCACCACATCATCGACCATCTTGTCTACGAAACTATTTAGACGGTCGAGAATCACGAAGGTATCAACAGATATGGTCTTGCCGAGGTATGCTAGGAGGACTGGCGGGTGTTGATGTTCACTACTGAAGAAAACATCATTATAACACAAACCTGAACTTTTTGCATCTTCCAACAAGACTTTTACTTCATTCCCAAAGTTGTACGACAGTGCTTGTTGGTACGCGGTCCACTTCTTATACCGCGTTTCTGATTGGTCATCAAACAGACCAGAATAGTCAGGCTTGCTTGAGAAGTTGGCAACGAACATCTCAACGATTTCTTTGTCGGGCGTGGTTCGGGCCAACTTCTCAAACCGATACTTGTCCTTGCGCTTCTCAAAGGCTTCCAGCTTGGCACTCACGCGGCCACGATACTTCACGATGTCGTAGCTGTCAGTCGTGAAGTGCGACTTCATTGCCAGATAGCAGCGGTATGCGCCGAATGGTGTCATGCTCAATCAAAGAAGGTTGGAACGTGATTCTTAATGGCAAGGTGTTCGAGGACATGACCATGACATCGCTTCGGATGACAATGACAGCCCAATACCCTGCCATACAATTCATGTAGGTCTGCGAACTGTGGTTGCGTGATGATCCATCGTGCGTACTTCTCGATTACATCATCACGCGTTCCGTCCCTACCTATGACGAACGGGTTGCCCCACTTCGTGCCGCGACCGATGTAGACATCGAATGGCTTACCGGTCGAGACGTTGACTACCACGAGATATACAGGGTCGTGTTGTAGCGCTTGCCAGTTGCGGTATTCCGCGCCGCCTGACGCTGCTCGACTGTCAGACCTTCATCTTCGAAGTGCTGTGTGATGGTGCTCGCGTATGCCGCTTCCCAGAGGGTCAATTCGGTCTTCGTGCTTGCGGTTTGAATCGGTATGCCGATCTGCGTTTCTTCACCGTCTTCTGCTACCCGCATGACCCGCGAAGCGAGGTCTGGGATAACTACGTTGGCTTGGTCAACACCCAGACGAATTTCGGATGCGTTCGCTTCTTCGAGGTCACGCCGGTCTTGTTCGGCCTTCGCTGCCGCACGTTCTGTAGCAGTAGCCTTCAGTGCATTAATTTGATCAATCAGTTTCGTCATCAGCTTTCCAGTTGGTGTTCAGGTCTTCGCCGTACTCTTGATCGAGGAACAGCGGACAGGTGAATCGGGGTGCAGCATCCTTGTCGAAGTCGGGGCCGACATCGTAGGACATGGTGAAGTGCGGTCGATACTCGTCAAAGTCGAACGTACCTTCGTACCTGTCCATCAGAGACTTGTGTCGCGTAATCAGCTTGGGAGCGTCTAAACGGGCCACCAGCGCCTTCTTGCCGCCTTGGGTATCCCAGACATCGAACCCTTCGACGCGGACTTCCATCGGGTCTTCAAGCTCACCAAGCGGTTCGAACCCATGCATCGGTTTGCGCGAGTACAGCAACGTGACATGCAGCTTGTCTTGCGGGACCGGATTCGGGATGTCATTCTGGACCAGATACTTCCGAATGTTCAGTGCCGATTCACGCGTGAACTTCATTGCCGCATAGGTTCCTGCCGTTCCGTACTTCTCTTGAAGGAATTCCCGGAATGATTGGATCACAGCGGCCAAAAGTCGTCCCGGAATTCAGATGGATTGACTTCGTTGGCGAACGCGCATGTCATCAATGCCACGATGGATTGCGCGACCGAATTGAATAGTTGTTGTGGTGTTTGCATCTTACAGATCGAGTGTGCCGTGTTCGACGCGAAGCATGTTGCGTTCTTCGAATTCGAGTGCCAGCTTTTCTTTAAGGGACTTGGTGACGAGACGTGCCGTAACATCCACATCGATGTCGCGGTCGTCGCAGTATTCGAGGATGGTGTCAATCAGGCTTTCGCCTTCGGTGATCGCGCGATCTTCAATGTACATCGAGAATGCTTCTGCCGATGCGAATTCTTTGGTGATCAGGAATTGATCGGTGACTGCGACTTCTTGGGTTTCAACTTGCATGTTTCTTCTCATGAAATTCTTGAATGCGCAGCCGATCTTCTTGAACGATTGCAGCTAACAGTGTGGATGAATCTACGAGGGCAGAGTCCCACACAAAGACCCCGCCGCCAACTTCGTCTGAGAAGTAACGTCGCGTACCGCCCACTGAGTCATCGGTTTCCCAATACAGTGTGCAGCCGTTTGGCAACGTCACAGTTCCTTCTTTTTCAACCATTATTTCTTCGTGTAGAAAAGGTGTCCACCAATCCTCTTGATGAACGTCATGTGTCGCGCCCAACCGGGTTTGACGTAATCAGCATGGTAGTACAATGCCGTCTTTTGTTTCATTATACCGGGGTTGTCATTGAAAAGCAAGACATCTGTGGCAATTTCTTTAGATTCGACCCAATCTTGGTCATTCCGGTCAATTGGCGGTCGATGTCGCCAACAAACCCAAGAAAACTGACATGTCCGTTCGTGCTTCTCATGGACGACGCCGCAGACAGTGCTTGGAAATCCGGGCGTCTCTACTCTGTTCGTCGTGACTTCCGCGACCGCCTTCTTACCGGCATCAGGTTCGCCGCGTGCCTCATAGTAGATATTCTCTGCGAGACAGTTGATGTCCTTCTGAACGTTTGGTCCGACAGGCGTCGGAGGGTGTTCGACTGGCGTGGCTGTATTGATGCACAGCACCGCCAGCAGAACAGCAATGAGAGTTCTTTTCTTCATTCGTATCAACCCTTTTAGTTCTTCTTGTTTCTTTAGTTGCAAACAGAAACAAGTTTGGAAATGAAAAAGGGGACCGAAGTCCCCTTTAACACGGATCGACAAGTGCGTATTATAGCACTCAGTCGCGTACTTTTGCAACCAATCTGTAGATAACTGCCAACAATGTTGCTTTGTCCAACTTGGTTACTTCTTCGGGAAGATGTGATTCGGTCGGTTCGTCCGACGCCTTCAGGTCTTCTAGGATTTCGTCCAAGACGGCCTTCGCCTTGTCCGTGGTGTTGTAGCTGTTTGCCATGATGATGTGTCCTTTTGAAAGCAAGTTGTCATAGATGGGAATTCTTAGGGTTTAGCCCAATATTGAGCACGACCTTTATAACATGAATTCCCAGTCTTGTCAATTAGCCTTTGAACGGGTTGTGACTGAGTTTTTGGTATCCGTGAACACCAGCGATGTGCTTCAGGTCCGCGTGTGCATTCTCACGATCCAGAACACCGCCGCCCTGACGGTTGTGCGAAGACGTGTTGTGATGACGGGCCAGTTCAGCCAATCCCAAGTGGTCCTTATGAACATCATACGTGGGGTTCTCGCGCGACGCCGGATCATGCAACAGAGGCGCAATAGAGTGAGGCACGTTGCCGTCATAGTGCGGGTGAAGCATCTCGTGCGGGAGAGCAACAGAGGCTTGCTTCGCGTAGTTCCACTTGCTACCAGCTTGACGCAGACCTTCATCCGCATGATTCGCGGCTTCGAAGTCACCGGCATTCAGTGCAGCGTGCTTGGCCTTGCGATGACCTTCCATCTCTTTCTGCGTACCAAGGTTCGCGTGCGTGTAGTTCACATAGGAGTTCTGACCACGCGTCTCGGATGTCATCGCCACAGAAGCGCCATGTGAGAACATCTTCTTGTGCGAGTGCCACGCTACTTCTTCACCCTTCGGGCCAAACTGGTTGCCATATACGCCATGACCAAAGTAGTCATGAACCGCACGGAACTTCTCGTTCTCGTTCAGGCCAGTCTTGTCCGTATTGTGCAGGAATTCATGACGATCACCGCCGCGATACACAGTCAGGTTGTTGTGACCATGAATGTCGCGAAGCATCTCACCTGAATTGTGATAGCCCATCGAACCTTCGTGGTACTGCGTGCGAACCGGCATGTGTTCGAACTGCTTGTTCGTTTCCTTCGCCACAGCCTTGTACGAACCTTGGACCAGTGAATCATAGTCATGGGCCTTGGTCTGCTTCAGGATGTCCGGGCGATTCTTCGCATAACCATCAAACACCCGACGCTTGTACTCGGGGCTGTTCTGGGTTGCCAGATCATACGTCTTGCCGATGGCGTACTGCTTACGTAGCGATGACTTCGGTTGGTCGTCATGGAATTCATAGCCATGACCCAGATGTTCCTTGGTGTAGCTGTCAGCCGACTTGTAGACGCCGTTCTTGGACGGATCAGCGAGGACCGACTTGACATGCGAATCCAATGCTGCGTGACCGTCTGGTCCGTAGTGCGAAGGATTGTCGCGATGTTCGAGCGCCGTACCCTTGTGAAGCGGCTTCTTCATGTGCGACGGCGTAACTTCCAGATGCGTCCCCTTCTCTACCGACTTGAGTTCTTCGGTGACGAGTTGAAGCGCATCCAGTTGATGTCGCATTTGCCAGTAGTTAAGTGACATTATTGTTCTCTTTATGCTTTGTCAGGATCGACACCACCAAGGCACTGATCGATCAATTGTTGGCGCGTCAGGGAACCAAAGTTGACAGCTTCAGCAAGACGGCGACGTGTAAGACCACGAAGGACTTGTCCGCCAGCTTTGTTCCACTTCAGGAATTCTTTCTGTGCGCCGATGATGTCGCCAGAATTCAGTTTGCGAAGAAGTGTGGACGAAGCAAGGTTTCCAGTGCCGACATTGTAGGCAAAGCAAACCAGCGAATCGAATTCGCCTTGAGTGATTGGGAATTTGACCAGATTATTCACGCCGGGTGCAAACTTATTCACGCCGAGTGCAAGGAAAATTTCCGCTTGCGCTTCGGTGATGGTTTGACCGGGTTTAATCTGTTGGCTTGGCGGAAGGACTGAGTTCGTCGTTCCGTAACCAATTGTAAGGACACCTACCGAATCGTAGTACGCGGTCAGTTTAAGACCTTCGAACTGCTTGATAAGGTTAGCGCCCGCAGCGGACAGGGTGTAAGACATTTAGGATTCCTCGGGCTATGTATATCAATATTTAGCCTTTCGAGGAATCCCAGAACTTCATCAATGCGCGTCGTCGTATGCCATCGTTGCAACAATTACCGCTTTTACGAAAGCACTACGAACGATGTCGGCCACGCCGAATTCAATCTCTGCAACGTTCTCGATTGATTCCATGATGTCGAGGAACTTCACCAAGCCGGAAGGATCACCACGCTTGCGGAGGTCCGTCTGACGCAAGTCACCAGCAAAGATGATCTTGGTGCGATGACCGACGCGGGTCGCAATCGTGTAGAGTTCTTCCCACGAATAGTTCTGCATCTCGTCCACGATCACGATCTTGTTATCGAGCGTCGTGCCGCGAATGAAGGACGACGAAATGAAGTCGATGTTGCCAGCTTCTTTCAGTCGTTGATACGCGTCGTGCTTGCCGAACAGATCAGCACAGATGCCGATGTAGGGTTGCTCGTACACTGCCAACTTTTCATCTTCCGAACCGGGCAAGTGCCCGATGTCGCGACCGGGGACAGCAGATCGAACGATCACAACACCATCGAACGGAATCGCCGGGTCCATCACCGTTTCCAACGCTTTGTAGAGGGCGATAAAACTTTTCCCGCTGCCAGCACATCCGTGAAGCACGAATGCCATGTTCTGTTGGTTGCTGTATTCTTCGAAGAAAATTCGCTGATTCTGGGTCAGCGGATCAAACACTTTCAGATCATCAATACGCAGCTTCAGGCGATTCGAGACGTGATCAGGACGATCTTGACGTTGAACGCTTTGTGCCTGTGCGTTATTCACGGCGGGCTTGTTAGGAGTCCGATTCTTGCGTGCCATGTTGTGTTGCTCCCGTTTCAGGGTGTTGGATGATCGAAACTTAACTACGACTCAACTTGTCCTTCAAATTTGATTTGTAGTTACGTTCACTGATGCGACTGAGCACTTCTTTGAAATCGCCGGGTAGGGTTCGGACACCGAGACGAACAGGATCACCGATGGGCGGCGCACCCATGAGAACTTTCTGGATGGTGTCGGGCTTGTTGCAGGACGGACACGGTTCGCCTTCCGGCTTCTTCATG